TGATATTCTTTCAATGACAGAAGATCCACTAGTCAACGAATTGACAAAATTGTATGATGAAAAATCTTACAAAAAAGTTCCTTCCATGCCATTCAAGAAAACCGACCAATGGGTAAACCTTGCAGCACGTAGAATGATGCGCTATGCAGCCGAGAACGGCTTTGACCGCATAGCATGGACTAATGGAGAGCAACAAGCCGATAGGTATGATTTGAGTAAGCAGGTGGATAGTATTAAAGTATGGAAACATAATGATGGTACTTACGAGTTTTCTGCAAACAAAGGTGGTCGTTCAGAAATTTCAAAAGATAATTTATCAGCAAAAGAACTTGAAGAAAACATAGGAAAAGAACTTGCAAGTAAAGCAGTGAATGATTTAGAAAAAGAGAAAGAACATAATTATTCAGGGCTTGACCTCAAAGTAGGTGGCGAAGGAATGAAAGCCTTTTACGATGCCATTGTACCAAGTGCCATGAATAAGTTAGGGAAACCTTTTGGAGCAAAGGTAGAAACTATTGAAATACCAGAAACAGGTATGCAACAATCCATTCCTGTAACCAACAGTATGAAGCAAACTGCATTAGCAGGTATGCCGTTATTTCATAGAGCCAACGCCTTCACTCCCACCACATCCAAAAAAGCAAAGGCACTGATTAAGCATCTGATGAAAACAGGACTGGTGAAAGACGTACAATTTGTTGATGAAGCGTTTTTGGATGGACTGGAAGGAGCGACAACACAAAGACATTCAGTGTATCACGGAAGCCCGCACGCATTTGATAAGTTCTCACTTGATAAGATTGGAACAGGAGAAGGAGCACAGGCGTATGGTTGGGGATTGTATTTTACTGATAAGAGAAGTATTGCTGAAAGTTATGCTAATATGAACAAAGGGTCATATGGGCGTAATTTACCCATAATAAACAATATAAATAAAGCCCTTAAAAATATAGGCATTAACGAATACGATAAATACGATTTGATTGATTTTTCCAATCAGCTCAGCATGAATAGGAACTTCAATGAGACGATGGAATTATTAAAACGATGGGCAAGCCACGATAAAACTGGATTATATACTGCATTATATAATGATTTGTCTAAATTAAGCGAAGATGTAGGTAATAAACTATTAGGAGAAGGCAATCTCTACACCGTAAAAATACATGGAGACAAGACCATTGATGAACTTAATTTTTTGAGGTGGGATAAGCCATTGACAGAAGATCAACTTAATAAAATAATCAATCAAGCAAAAGTTGAAAACATTGATATTGGAGAAATAAGTATTGATGTTGATGTATTTGAAGTTGCAGAAACAAGTCGAGGAAAATGGGCAGTATTTGGAAAAGACCAAAATATTAAATATGGTAAAGACTTTGATACTGAAAAAGAAGCACAAGATCATTTGAAAAAAATGAGATACGAGGGATATGCTCATAATGGCAATTCAACATATCAACAAATATATAGCAAATTAGGCACACCAAAAGAAGCATCTTTATTTCTTCTCCGTGCCGGCATTGACGGCATCCAATATCCTGCTGAATACACAAGCAAGGGAACTCACGAGGACGCATTTAACTACGTTGTATTTGATGAAAACGCCATTGATATAGTTGAACACGTTCAATTCATGCGTACCAAAGGCAACGTTAAATACGGAGCTATCAAAGACGGCATTGTTTATCTGAATGAAAACCTGCTTAACTCTAATACCCCTATACACGAGTTTGGACATGCTTACATTGATTTCATTGAAAAGAATAATCCGGAACTATTCGCCAGAGGTGCAGAGCTTGTAAAAGAAACCGCATACTGGAAGGCAGTAAACAAGAACAAAGACTACAAAGACCTGAGCGAAAACGCCCGCATCAAGGAAGCGATGGCAATGGCTATTGGAGATAACGGGGAAAGTGTAGTCAATGATAACGGACTGAAAGCCAAACTCAAACGATGGATAAGTGATGTATGGAAACGCATCGGTTCAGCATTCGGGATTAATAACCTGACAAGCGAACAAATATCCAAACTTTCATTCAAGGACTTTGTGGATATAGCTGTAAGCGAGTTAATGAGTGGAGAAAATTTGGAAGAACGAAATAATGATCCAAGAGGAGGAGTTTATAATTCACCGGAATATAAAACAGCAGATAAGGTACGTAAAATACTTAAATTACGAGGAATTGATAAACCATTTTCAGTAAGCGATACTGATTTTGGTAAATCTATGTATTTTACAGTATATGGAGAAAATTACGAGCCAAAATTGAAAGTTAGAATTTCAGACCACGGAGTCACTAATATCAATAGAATATGGGGAGAACAACACGAAAGCGCTAAGTCAGACCCAGTTAGAATAGCTAATGATATTGAGTTAGCTATGTTCCCAGAAAGGTATAATAAAATTGAGGATCATGTAAATTATTATTCAAAATATAATAATCAGAGAGTTTTTTCTAATGTCGAAAATGGCGAGGCTTGGGTAAAAGAATCGCGCGAGATGAATGAGAAAGAATTAAATAATCTTTCTGAAGAAAAGGCGCGTATTATCAATAAGGAATTTGTTAGAGAAAGTAAGTCGGGTAATAAGCTTTACAAAGTAGAGTTAGAAAGAAAACACGAAGTATTTCCTGTTCAAGTTTATAGATATGAACGAAAGGAAGCTGCTCCAGAATTGGAAGACCCTTTATTCTCTATTAAAGCTCCTAAATTTGAACCAGGTGCTTCTTTGAAAGAAATGGTAACTACTTCTAATATGTTTATCGCGGCTAGAGCTGACAAGTATGGAGCCAAAGGTAGACGCATGGTAGAAAGTGAAATCAAGACTGTAGGAAGAGCTATCAGTGAGCAAACAGCTAACTTAAAAGAGTCGGCTAATCTCGTTACGGGTATGGTTAAAGCCCTTTTGAATAACGGCTCAATGAATAATATGACTAGAGCTGAGTTATCTCAGATATTAACGAATGTAAGAAATGCTTCTAATAAAAAGGATCTAACAAAAGAGTTTGATAAAATCTCTAGTATCGTTCGACAAATTCAACTTAGAAATGCTAAACGTCGTTTCAATGACTTGATGAAGTTCAAGGTGCAAGATAAGAATGCAAAAGGTATTTCTATTGCTTCAACTGTTGACGATGAAACAGTTAGTATAATCACTACGATTAGAAAATCATTGAAAGAGTTGACGTTGGAAGATGTTGAAAATCAAATTAATGAAATCAATAACTTGGACGAAAAGACAACATCTGACGAAACAAAATTAGTAGGTCTTGGTATTGCTCGTGATTACATGAACGAAATCAAGACGCGCGAAGCTCAATTATCTGAGTTATCCGAAGAGTTAAGCAAAGCTAAAGATGATTTAGTTGGTAAGAAAGGCGAAGAGAGAGTTCCTAATAAAGAGTTAGTTGAGTCAATAGAAAATATGGTCGGTCAAGTTAAATCAGAAATGACTTCTGCTTACGACGATTTAAGTGCTAGATTAAATAAGATTATCGCTGAAGGAAAAGAAGCTCTTAAAAATATCAAGTTACAAGACAAAGAACGAGTAGCCACTCTTTCTCATTTTGTCAACTCAGATATGAAAGGAATAGAGCCTAAGAATAACCCTGAGAAAGGAAGAACGTTTAAACAATGGCTAAAGAGTAATTTAATCATCTCTCCATTACAGAGTTTTGATTTTATCTTACGTTCTCTTGCTCCTAATCAGGTAGCAGGGAATGGCTATTTGCACGACCATTTCTCAAGAGGTATTTTAAGTGCTAGTCAGAACGCTTATGAAGGTACTGAATCGGCATTTAAGATGATTGACGAAGCCGTAGCTAAGATATTTGGCAATAAGTTCACATTCAGATATGTCGCTGCTAGGGATTTCAAGAAAATGAGTAAATATGAACTCACTTATGGAACAGAAAAGAGTTCTACTACTATTACCGCCACGAACGGACAATTAGCTTATGTCTATGCTGTCAATAAAATGACTGACGGGGCTATGAAATTAAGAGCTATGGGAATCTCTGAAGAGCAAGTGGAAGAAATGAAAGCTGCCCTTCCTGTTAGAATAGTTAAGTTAGTAGATGTTATACAGGACGAAATACTTCCTAAGTTGCGCGTGAAGTACAATAACGCTCACTTGGAAATATTCAATACCTCTATGGCCTCTATTGAGAACTACTTCCCTTTACATATTGATAAAACTGCTTTAACCCAAAAGGTAGACTTGGAAGAGGAATCTAATAAACTAAGCGGATTGATTAAGAACAGTACGAAATCTATTATTAAGAGAACTGTCAATACGAAACCGATTGATATTCGCAACTCAGACTTTTCTGATATTCTTACAGATCATATTAAGGATATGGAACAATGGGCTGCCTTTGCCTCTATAAGACGTGATATGAATACGTTATTATCTAATCGTAATTTCTTGAATAGATTGATTGAACTCGGAGGATTCGAGTATATGGTTCAATTTAAGCGCGCTGCTGCTATTGCAGTAGACGTTTACCAACCTTTATCTGACTCTTATGATACGGCTATCACAGGCGTGGCTAGAACGGTTGCCACATCTAAGGTAATGCTTAACCTTTATACTGCATTCAAACAAGTGTTATCAATCGTTGCTTATCTAACAGAGCCAAGCCCTAAATTCCAAGGTAAGGTTCTTGTGAATCTAGCAAAAGGACACGCATCATTTAAGTGGGCGAAAGACAATCTCCCTGACTTTAGAAAACGTTGGGAGTCTAGTGCATTAGGTGATGAAAAACTAAGTCGGCAATTTGCTAATATTGCAAGCGAAGGCGATTTTGTAAAATTCATGGATGCTTCTCAAAAGGTAGCTCGGAAGTACGGAATGTACCCAAATAAGATGTTTGATAGTTATATTTGTGCCGTAGGAGCTAAGTCTCTTTACGAAACAAACTATGACAAATATCTCTCCATGGGAGCTACTGAAGAAAAAGCAAGAGAAAGAGCTTTAGTGGATGCTGTGAATCTTTACAATACAACTCAGCAATCGTCTGAAAGTATGTTCGTATCAAGCGTACAGTTAGATAGAACATTCTTCTCTACTGCTTATACTGTATTTAACAACGCGTCTTTAGCTTATAATAGACAAGTATTCGACGCTGCTAGGAATCTTAAGAACGCATTTAATAACCGCGCTAATCTAATCGAGAACCGCACTAAGTTCAATATGAGAACATTTAACGTATCGGAAGAAGCCGCTAAAAAAGCCGCAACTAAAGAGGTTGATACTCAAATAATGCGCGACGTATTAAGATTGGCTGTATTTGGTTATGGTGTTCAGCTTATTTGGAGACTTGGAGCTTCGTTCCCTTACTTATTATTCGGTGATGATGACGACAAGAAGAAAAAAATAGTAAAAGAGGCTGCTACTGGTGGGGCACTAATTACTCCTATCAGAGGATTATTGTTCGGTGCTACGTTTGAATCATTTATAGATGCTGCATTATTCTCGGATAATATGAATATGGCTTTAGATAGATTAACAGGTAATATACACCCTGTGGTTTCTGACGTAGACCAATTAGCTAAGGCTGCTTTCAGTAAGAGCTTAACTCTTGGAAAGGCTGGTTATTTATTAGTGAACTTATTCACTAAGCTCGGATTCGGGATTGACTTGAAAGCATTCTCAAACGCTACTTATGGGTTTGTTGAATTAATGGATTCGGACGAATTAACAGCGAACGATGTCTTAATTGATATTATGTCGATGCTAAGCGTTCCTCAGTCTCAATTGAAAGCATTAGCTTTAGATAATCCTGAAACATTCTTTGACCGTTATATCGAGTTGAAAGAATTAGTAGATTATGGTCTTTTGGCTCCTGTTTTAGAATTAAATCCTGACGATTTGGATAATTATATCAATTCAGGTAGACGTTATATGAGCCGCGAAATGAAAGAAAAGGTTGAAAAATAGCCTTAATGTTGCTAAAATGGGCGTAAATATATTATAAAAATGTGTTTTTTTTGCTATGGTGTAATTTAATACCAAAAGGGATGTTAAACAAGAGAACTGCTAAACTATTTATCGAGAATAATACTGATAAAGACAATACTTATCGAGTGTTAGATTCTGTGAAATTCTCCAATAATAAAGAGTTGTTATTGGCGTGTCAAGACATGTACGATCGCCTGAGAACTACAAGGGGAAAAATGATGCGTAGTATTAACTACCTCTTAGGAAGACAATGGGAGGATAGGATTCTTGACCCTGATGGGCTTTATACTAATCAAACAATCAAAGAGGAAGATTATATACGAAGACAAGGGAAAGTTCCTTTGAAGTATAATATCATGAACAAGTCTAAAAAGACCATTGTTGGCTTATACAGACAGAATAAAAGCGAACCTGTGGCCATTGCTCACGACAGAGATGAACAAAAGCTCGGAGAGATGATGACCATAGCTATGCAGTACGTATGCGACGTTAACAAAGTGCCTGAGCTTAATGCTCGTCTTTTAGAATCTGCTTTCTGTACTGGATTATTTGCTCGTTCTTGTTATTTTAGACATAACTCTGAACGCCAAATGTCGGATGTGGATATTCAGAATGAGAATCCATTTATGATGTTCTTTAATTCGGACGTACAGGATCACTTAATGCGCGATATTACAACTGTCGGAGCAATACGCGACTTAAGTATGAATGAATTGGTTTCTGCTTTTGCTAAAACCGAGGCAGAAGCAAAGGCTTTAGTTGACGAATACCGCTATGTACTTAATCAAAAGGTAACATTCCTAGATGCTTTTGATAAAAATAGACACGGAACAGAAAGTGATTTTCTTGTTACTAAAGATAAAACGAAATGTCGCGTTATTGAGGTGTGGAATAAAGAGTCTGAACGCTGTTATTATGTCCATGATAGAGCGAAAGGAACTGAATATTACGCTCCGTTAACAGATAAAGATTCGTTCTTAGCCGAGAATGAGCGTAGAAAAGCTGAAATGGTTAGTCTTGGTTACTCGGAAGATAACGCAAGCCTTATTGAATTTGAATGGTTCGTACGTGAGTTTTGGTATTTTAGATACTTAACGCCTACAGGTAGATGTATCTCCGAGGGGGAAAGCCCTTTTGAACACGGCTCACACCCGTTTACTATAGGTGCATATCCTCTTTTGAATGGGGAAATTTATTCTCCTGCCGAAGAATTGATAGATATTCAACGCGGTATCAATAGACGTTTATCTCAGATTGACTTCCTTATTCAGAATAGTGCTAAGGGTGTTTTGATGTGCCCTGTTGATGCGGTTCCTGATAACATGAGCTATAAGCAGTTCGCCCAAGAGTACACGCGCAATGGTGGTGTGTTATTCTATAAAGCAAAAGCAGGTATTGACATGCCTAAACAAATTACTTCCGCTTCTGTTAGTGTTGGTGAATTAGAAGTTGTTAAACTGTACATGCAGTTAAACGATGAAATTTCAGGTATCAATGGAGCTTTGCAAGGTCAAAAACCTACTTCTAACACACCTGCCTCTAGATACGCTCAGGAAGCTCAGAACTCGTCTATTAATATTGAGGATTTTATAGGATGGTTTAACTCTTGTGTAAGGGATTCTAATTATAAGATGATGCAGGTAATGCAACAGTTCTATGATGATAAACGTTATATCCCTATCGTTGGTAAGACTTTCTCAGAGGAATCGAAATGGTATGACCCAGTTAGAATTAAGGGTTCTAAATTCGACCTTAGAATATCAGAGGCTACATCTACTCCTGCCTATAGAATGGCTTTGGAAGATACGCTATTTAAAGCATTTGAAACGCAAGCTATTGACTTTAAGACTTATCTTGAAGCTAGTTCGGCACCATTTGCAGACCAATTATTAGAAATTATTAAACGTAAAGAAGCTGATGCTGCTAAAAATGGAACTCCTATTAATTTAGGCGGTATGGCTGCGGAGGCAGGCTTATGAAAGAAGATAAAAAGGAAAAAGGAATAAAAACGGGTGGTAGAGTAAAAGGCTCTACCAATATCGTAACAGGTGATTTAAGGGCTCGTATGTTAAAACTAACGGATGCCTTAGAAGAGAAAATCTTAAAAAAAGATGAGGATGGGAATACGGATTTGGATAAAATTAAACCTGCTGAACGGGTTGATTATTATTTAAAATTAATGGCGTTCCTTTGTCCTAAACCTGTAGATAAAGACCTTGACGATAACGGGCTTAAGTTTAAAGAATTAATGGACTCAGTATTAAAATCAATAAGTAAATAATGGAACTATCAAAAAAAGATATTGACTTCTTAGTAAGTATCTT